GGAGTCTATTTCGTATGATACTGGAAGTTATCAGACTGGATGGGGGCCATTTTGGAATGATCCTTCGGAATATGGTGCGTTTCAGTTTCCTAATGCTGGGATGGGTGGTTGGGTCAATCCAGCCCAATTAGCGGTAAGAGATAATTATCTATCGGGCGAACAGCTTCCGATCTATCTTTCGTGGTGGCAGCTTAAGAGCATCAGGGATAGGGCTAGATTCGTGTTTGCGACCAATGAGTTTGCACATGGTTTAGTTCAATGTTTTCAATCATTTGTCGTTGGGTCAGCGGGATTTAAGTGGCGGGTGGCTTCAATCGATCTAAAGAATCCTGTTCCAGAAGAATTGTTGAAAAGATGCCAAGCATCAATTGATATTTTTCGTGAATACAACAACATGGTTGATGTCGAGAACGAAATTGTGTACCGCCTTCATGTAGATGGAGAGGTATTCATTAGAAAGTTCCCTCAAGCCAATGGGATGCTCGTAATTCGCTTTATCGAGCCAGAATTAGTCAGGGGATATGCTACGGACATTGGATCGCCAAAAGACTCATTTGGCATCGTTTGCGAGGAAGACGATATCAACTCAGTTCTAGGTTATCAAGTGATTCTGAAACCGTATGAATCGAAGGAACCGACCTTTATCCCAGCAGAAGATATCATACACATCAAGATTGGCACGAATTCCAACGCAAAGCGTGGGTTGACGACCTTCTACCCTGTTTTCCAGAATCTAACGAATTGCGAAGATATATTAGCTTCTACGGTCACGATGGCGAAGGCTAGAGCTAAGATTGCAATGGTGCGAAAGATTAACAATGTTGCACCGGATTCAATGTCTGCCTTAGTGGATTCCCAAATCGATGCTACGCTAGGTGGGAGCAATAATCTTGGTGCAACCGAAAACATAGGGTTGGAGAGGTTCGGATATGGATCAATCATCACAGCACCAGCAAATGTCGAATACGAGTTCCCTGGGGCGAATGTTGACGCTTCTGGACTTATCCAAGTCTTGCAAGCAAACCTTAGATCCCTTGCAACACGCTTTGGAATCAGCGAAACACTCATGTCAGGTGACGCATCAAATAATAACTACTCTTCAGCACTCATTGCAGAAGCTCCAGCGAGGCGAACTTTTGAACGATGGCAGGGAATCGTTGGAAGATCCCTCGCAGAATGCCGATTCGAACCAAACAAGTCACTAGCTTGGTCACAGATTCACTTGGCTGCGGAACATGGAATCATCCCAAGTGAAATATTAAAGAATATCAAGATTACTTCTGAGGCTTATTCTCTTCAATCAAGGGAGCATCAGAAGGAAGCAGAGATGAACAATGTGTACCATTCAATGGGCGTGAAGTCGATCCAGACGATTCGTGCAGAACTCGGATTAGACAATGACACGGAAGCATCGAACTTCATTAAGCCAATCGTAGACGAGAAGAAGGGTGCTACCGAAATTGATCCGATGAATCCTTCATCGAGGGTCGACACAGGAAGTGCTACGCAAGGCATCGGTGGTGGCGAACAAGTTCAAGACTCGGCTCTCAATGGGGCACAGATTGCGAACCTTGTCGATATTATCCACCGATGCTCCATTGGCGAAATTCCAATGGAAAGTGGCAAGGCGATTGCTCGGGCATCGTTCCCTGCCATCACACCTGAGATCATCGATCTCATGTTTCGTGATGTCGTAGTGAAGATTCCTGAACCAGTTCAACCTGTGCAGGGTTCTTCGATTGAGAACCCGCCTAACCTTCCCACAGCGAAAGCACCAAATACATCAACAGTAACAGGATAATTGTTGACAGCACTAGACGATGGATTGTAATATCATACCATGAATGCCGTGTTAAACACTAAATCTGGAGCAGTTGACCGTGACAAATGCATTGTCTACGGTGTCAAGGTGCTTGGATTCAATTCACAAAACGGCAGGGTTTACGATCCCAAGGCAATTCAAGACGCTGTTCCATTATACGAAAACGCACCAGTAAACAGGGATCACAAAACCGAAGCCCCTTTGTTCTCCGACAGATTAGGTTGGCTTCAGAATGTCCGATTCACTCCAGAAGGACTGTATGCGGATTTCAAGTTCAATCCTCATGCTGAAGGAATAGAGTCGTTTTTGTGGTTCGCAGAAAACAATGGCCTCGGTGATGTTGGATTTAGCCACCTCGTTAGTGGAAAATCGATTGCAGATCCAGATGGCACAGAAAGAGTTGTACGAATTGATAGAGTAAGATCGGTGGATCTAGTTGCAAATCCTGCGACCACCACCACCATTTTTGAATCCAAGGAGACTGCCATGAAGAATGACAAGATGATGACTGAAGAAAATCCTGTGAAGGAAATGTATAAGGAAGAGGTTCCTGATGCTGCACCCACGGAAGAGCCTGCTGCTGCACCGACTTCGGAAGAACCGTCTTCTGATATGCTCAAGAAGATTATGGATATTTGCGTTGGCCCAGGTGAAAGCTCGGAAAAGGGCAAAATGATTCTTGACCTTATCGCTGCTGCCACAGGTCTTGGCACTAGCGATGTTACCGCTGAAACAGCAGATGTGACTGGAAATCCAACTTCTGGAACTCCAGCACAGGCAAAGACTGATGATGGCGAAGAAGAAGTGGACAAAGATGAATTGGAAGAATCCCTTAAGGAACTTGAAGACCTTCGCAAATGGAAGGCTGAAAAAATCAATGAGGAAAAGATACTTTCCCTGCTTAAGGAAAGTAAATTAGAGGCAACACCTGTGTTCGTGAAGCAACTTTCCGCAATCGGTGAAACGATGTGGGCAGAAGCGATTGAAGACAGGAAGAAGGTTGCTCTTGTCAGAGCTAGTGTTAAGCCAGTTAGTTCGACTGCAATCCAAGGCGAGTCGAATTACCAACAGTTCCGTGAAAATGTCCTTGGAAAGTAAAGCCATCATTAAGGAGTCCTATCAATGGCGATTACTTATTCTTTCGGTGCGACTAATCCTGTGGTAGCTCCTGTTGCCACCGACAAGGCGATTCAAGTTGGCGATCTAGTAGCACTTTCATCGGGAAGTTCTATTTCTGCCCTTGATTTCCCTTGGGATACCGACTTGGCGACCACCCAAGAAAATTTTGCGGGTGCTTTCCTAGGTGTTTCTGGACAATTAAAGAGAGATGATATCGCACTTGTGTACGGTAACTCAGTAGCCAACCAGATTCGCATTGATTGCTCTGGTATCTACGAAGGAACCTATACTGGTTCGGCACTTATTGTTGGGGATTTCGTTGGCCCCACATCAGTTTCCAATGTTCTTCAACCTCAATCCTTGGTAAAAGTCGCTAGTGTTGACCTTGCCATTGGTCGTGTTGTCGAGGCACTCTCTGGTACTGGTACTGTGAAATTCCAGTTGTTGTCATCCCAAAACCCTGTGGCCCGATAATCCACAACTTTTTAAGGAGATTAGCATGAAGAGTCTAGGTAAAAAGCTGAAGGAATTCGGCCAGCAGAATGGGATTGCAAAAACCAAGCAGTTCTTTTCTGAGTCAATCAGCAAAGGTGATATTGCGGTAAATCGCATTTCCCTTCGTGGTCTTGCCGAAGGCATCATTGGCGATGATTGGGCTGAACAGCTTAATCGCTTCAATGGCCCTGAGAGAACCTTTATGGAAGCAACTGAGGCAGTTGATGCTTCAAATTTTGCTGCCATTACTGGTCAGATCCTCATCACTACGGTTCACGAAAAATACAAGCTGGCATCGTTCATCGGTGACCAACTTGTAACCAGCGTTCCCGCTGGCCAGAACCTTGCTAGTGAGATCATCCCTTGGTTAAGCGACATCAGCCCTTCGCCAGAGGTTGTTCAACCTGGTATGCCTTATCCTCAAACCCAGTTCTCTGGTAACTATGTACGACTTCCTGCAATCGAAAAGGTTGGTAGGATCTGTGCAATTACCGCAGAAATGATTTACAGCGATAAGACCTCCCAAGCTTTGGCATCTGCCGAATCCGTAGGAACCTATTGTGGTCTGGTTCGTGAAGAGAGAATTCTCAACACCGTACTCGGACTCACAGGTAACTATGTATACGGTACTGCTGCTGGAGCAGAAGCAACCTTGAACACCTATTCAGCCACAGCACAAAGTGGTATGACATATGGTTTCATCAACAAGGTTACTTCCTACTCCTTGAGCAATTTTGCCAGCATTAACACTCTGGAACAATTGTTCTACCAGATGAAAGATCCCAATACCGGCAAGCCAATTGATATTTTTGGCCCTGGTATGCAGATGTTGGTAATGCCTTTCCAAAAGTATACTGCTTCTAGGATTCTCAATCCTCAGACAGTTACCAAGAATGGGCCTTATGCAACCTCTGGTGATGTCGAACAGTTGGAAAGCCCAAATCCGTTGGATCAAAACTATGGTCTTCTCACATCCGCTCATGCGAGAAACCTGTTGGTTACCAGCGGTATTTCTGCTTCAACCGCCGACAAGTATGTTTATCTTGGCAACTTCAAGAAGGCTTTCGTATGGCGTGAAGCCAAGCCGATGGAAGTTGTTCAAGCTCCCGCCAACAATTGGGCTGAGTTCAATCAAGATATTGCAGTCGCCATCAAGGCTTCTTGGTGGGGTTCTGCTGGTGTCATGGATCCTCGCTATGTTGTTCAAGGACTTCCCGCCTAGTCCTTCCCACCCCGAGGCTAGGGGTCATTTCTTGGCCCCTAGCTTTATTTTTTCGAGGTTATTATGCCTACACCAGCCGAAAACCTCCTGACTATCAGAAACAACTATATAAACGCTTTGGTTGAAGATTCTGCCAATCCACAACCTTCCTATTCATGGGAAGGTGTTGCTGTTTCTAGGACTGAGTGGAGGCAGCAGACTTTGCAGCATATAACGCAGTTAAACAAATTGATGACCTATGTTAGTCCACAGGAATTTAGAACGCAATTCATGTAAGAGGTAATGTGTATGCCTACATTAGACTTATCTCAGGAATATCATGTGTTTGATAATCCAGAGGTATTGAATTTAAAGAATGTAGACAACACGACTGCTACCACCAATTATGGATTCAGAAGGGCGATGACT